CTAGTTGCATCCTGTAAACCACAAATGCCGCCACTTGTAACACATGAAGAATTTTATAACACATATTATCGAAAAGTTGATACTTATTATTTTGGCACAACAAATATAGATACGATACTTTCACCTACATATTCAGGCTTAATATTGGTGCGCAAAGACACCATAATTATACAGAAAGACACATTAAAATTAGATTAATTCACAAAAATTTATTAAATTTGTTAATATGAAAGCACCAGACTACCTACACTCGACCTTACTCTCACATGAGAAAAACGATAAGGTTTTTCAAGCAGTTTACAATACCATCAATAAAATTACAAAACGCGTTACACATGCCGAAATGAAGCATCATGGCGTAAAGTTGGGTACAAAAAAACCTAATGATATCAGGTTAGCTCAAGAACTAGAAACTAAAAATGCTGAAATTATTGGACAGACAGTAATCAATTTAATCAATTATACAATTCACAATTTTCAAAAATGATAGAAAAAATTAGAGAAAGAAATCGCTTGCTAGACAAAGCATGGAATTTGCTTGCTAGTAACAGAAACTCAAAAATAGTTAATTTTCCACCGACTTCACATATTTTTTATAAAACAATCAAGATAAGTAAAAGTTGTATTGATAATCAATCCAACACAAAAAGTTTTACAATGGAAATTTTTGATACCTCAACAGACATATACAGACCGCTTTCAAATTACGAGATAGCGGACATGATACATGTTGGTGTCGAACAATTTGCACAAGATTTAGCTACAAAAAACACTGTTGAATCCATAGCTATAAATAGGAATATGTTTCATATAGCTATCGCAAAAAAAAGTGAAAAGGAAAAAGAATTTTATTTCAGAAAAACTTTACGCAGAATAAAAAAATTACGCACTTTATTAGGATACTAACATTATATTGCGTATTATTGTTAATAATTTAATTTAATATTATGAAAATCGAAAAACTAAAAGACCTATACAAAAAGTATGGGCTAGACAAAAGTGATGTCTTCAAGCATCAACACTATGTAATCATTACCAGGAGCGGTATTGATAAAATCCAAGCACAAGCAGCAATACATATCGAATATGACGTTGTAAACTGTGAAGCAAACTTCTGTGTCGTAAAAGCAAGGGCTGCAGCAGGTGACAAGAATATACAGACATTTGGCTCCGCATTAAAAGGTACGTCGCATAAAGATGGTAACTGTAACACATGGTATGTTATGGAGATGGCAGAAAAACGTGCAATGAGTAGAGCAGTCTTAAAGTTGACTGGTTTTTATGAACTAGGAGTATTTGGTGAAGATGAAAGCGAAGACTTCAAAAGACAGGAGGCACAGGTATGGAAAAAATAATTGAACAACTAAAAGATGATAAGAACTATTACGGCAAGTTGGGTAAAAAGTATTTATCTAATTCCGACATATACGACTTAATCAACAACCCTAACGACTTTCAAAAGCCGAAGGAACAAAGTGTAGCTTTTGAATATGGACAAGCATTTCACGAGATGTTGATGTTTGGTACAAAGCCACAGTTTGTTTCGTGTAGTTCAAGGAGAACAAACATATACAAGGAGGCTTTAGCAGAAAAGAATCTGGATATGATGCTTCTGGAAAGCGAAGCGGAGCAGCTTATAAATGAAGTCAACAAAGCTAAAGACAACGAGTTTGTCGCAGAAGTATTGAACAATCCTGATGTACAATTTGAAGTCCCCAATGTAGCTGTACTTACAGACAACAACATAGAATGGAAGTGTAAAGCCGACATAGTTACTAACGATTGGTTGTACGACATAAAAACTACAAGTAATTTGAAAGGTTTCCGTCATAGTTTTTTTACATATAATTATGATTCACAGGCTTTCATATACTCAAAAATGTTTCAAAAACCAATGCGGTTCATAGTCATCGAAAAGAAGACAGGTTGTATTGGTTTGTTTGATGTGTCCGATAATTCATATACTAAAGGGCAAGAAAAAGTAGAACAAGCAGAGGATAACTATAAAAAGTATTTCCTTGATAAAACAGACAAGCTAAAAGATTTTATGAAGTATGAAGAAATTTAGAGAATATAAATGCGGCTCTCTAGAGGCATGGATAGACCGCATATTAGTTATGATATTTAGCATCATCATAGCTTACAGTTTTTTAAACATTTAATTTTAAATATATAAATATGAGTACATTAATTTCAGCGTCAATCAAAGCTTCAGAATTGAAGAAAATTGACAAAACAAAAATCATTAAGGGTGAAAAAGATAGTTATATACCAGTCTTAATATCTGTTAATGATGAATCAAAGTATGGTAAAAACGTAACAATAACCATACAACAATCACAGGAGGAAAGAGAAAGAAAAGCCGACAAGCATTATCTTGGTAATGGCAGTGTCATTTGGACAGACGGAAAAATTGTAAAAGGTCAAAAAGATTCACAATCACCGACTACTACAGATGCGACACCGCAGGCCTCTGATTCAGACTTTGACGATTTACCATTTTAAATCACAGGGGGGGCTTGTAAGTCATAATCATAATTTAGATAGTTCGTTTACTACATCCTTGGCCCCCCTTTTTTATTTAATCAAATGAAAGAAACCACAATTTACAAAATCGCAAAAATTGTTGCCGACAAGTATGAGGTAAACATAGAGTTTATATTTCAAAACTCGAAAAGACAAGAAGTTGCTGATATCAGAGCGGTATTTCATTATATGTGTATGAAGCACACAAATACCAAACTTAGAATCATTGGGGACTTTAGCACGAAAATGGGCAGAAAAAGACCCCACCATCATGCAGCAGTTTTACACAGTAAAAAGAAAGTTAAGAACTTAATTTTTTCTGATAAGACATTTAAAAAATTAGTTGAAGATATAGATATGGAAATCGTCAAACAGATTTCTTATGATAAATATATTTCAGCACAAAGTGCACAGTATATTTCAAAAGTATTAGATAAAATATTTTATGAAAAAAATTGCGAATATTTAGAGCAGTTGACAAATCTTATTTCTGAAGTATACGAATACAAAAACATTGAAGACTTAAAAAACTTAATTGAGAATCAAAAACAAACAAATGAAAGGGTACATAAAGCTGCACAGGAGCATTCTAGATTGGGAGTGGTATAGAGATAAAAATACAAAGAATGTTTTTATACACTTACTTCTTAATGCATGTTTTGATAAATGCAAATTTATGGGTGTGTCTGTCGAAAAAGGACAATACATAACCTCTTTAACAAGATTATCAAAAGACTTAGATATACCGATAAGACAACTCAGAACGTCACTTAAAAGATTACAAAAGACAGGTGAGATAACTGCAGATGCGACAAACAAGTACACACTTATCACCATAGCTAATTATGGCAGCTATCAAGTTGAGGAAAGTGTACAGAAAAAACCTGTAACAATTTACCCTACAAACAACGACAAATATCACAAAGAGTGTTTGTCTAACTCGATTTGGATTGAGCAAGTCTGTATGAACCAGAGTATAGACAAAGACATTCTAACCTCTGCTTTGAAAAAATTTCATGAACACTTATCCTTGACAAGTGATTTCAAAAGAAACATGCGTGAATATAAAACACACTTTATCAACTGGATGAAGTATAATAAAAAAGAAGTGCAGAAGACAGGTGGTGTATACAAGTGGAAGTGGAAAGGTCAGGCATTAAAATCTGGAACTAAAAGACAATTAGAAAAAGACAAAACAATATTTGACAAGCCTGGTTTTGAATTTAAAATATTAAGTTATGGAAATTAACGGCTACGAAATAGAAACTTTTAACCTTTATGGTTTAGACACAAGAGCAAAAAAATCTACATGCCCAAAATGTTCTCATACTAGGAAAAAGAAAACACAAAAATGTTTAATGCTAGATTGGGAGCGAGGACTTGGAACATGTCAGCACTGCGGAGAAGTCTTACAACTACACTCATACAAGTCTTCATTGGCAGAAAAAAAATACACAATACCAAAAGCAAAGCCAATAAAAATGGTGGACAAGGTTGTTAGTTGGTTTATGAAAAGAGGCATATCTAAATCAACAATCGACACGCTGAAAATTTCACACGGCCAAGAGTATATGCCACAAGTAAATAAAGAAGTAAATGTAATTATGTTTAACTATCTTGTTGATAATCAATTAGTTAACATTAAATACAGGGACTCTCGTAAGAACTTTAAGCTATACAAAGGAGCACAAAAAACCTTTTACAATATCGACAGTATTAAAGAAACCGACACGTGTGTCGTAGTTGAGGGTGAGATAGATTGCGCATCATATCATGAAGCTGGTGTTCATAATGTAATTAGTGTACCAAACGGATTTAATGCTAGTGGTCAAATAAATTTAGACTACCTAACAGATTACTATAGTTACTTTGAAAATAAAGAAAAGATTTATTTGGCTTTAGACAATGATGAGGCAGGGGAAAATGGTAAGCAAGAATTTATAAGGAGATTAGGTTCTGATAAAATATATTTAGTCGATTTAAAAGATTGTAAGGATGCAAACGAATTCCTAATTAAGTATGGTAAGGCTGAATTAAAAGAAACCATAAATCAAGCCGTGCCTTGCCCTATAGAAAATGTTTTAAGGGTATCAGATGTAATAGCAGACCTTGATGATTTCTACAAGAATGGTATCAAGAATGGATACAAGATTGGGTTAAATGGTTTTGATAATATTTTTTCGACATACACAAAACAATTTATTGTTGTGACAGGTTTTCCCTCTAGCGGAAAGTCAGATTTTGTAGACCAAATGACAATAGGCTACAACATGATGTATGGTTGGAAAACTGCATATGCCTCTACAGAAAACTACCCACAATACTTACATGTAGATAAGTTAGTCAGAAAACTTTATGGTGCAACACCTAATTACAAAGAAACAAAAACAAAGAATTGGTTGGCTTGTTTAGAGCATATCAACAAGAACTTTTTCTTTATTGATTATGAGCAAGGCTTTAATTTAGACAATGTTCTTCAAAAAGCTGAGGAACTAGTCAAGAGATTAGGTATAAGATGTTTGGTGATAGACCCATACAACAAAGTCAGGGACAAAGACAATCTTAATTTAAGCATTACAGACTACACAAATATTTATTTAAATAAAATTGACAGCTTTTGTAAAAAACATGACGTTGTGTGCATTTTAGTTGCACACCCAACAAAACCTCAATCAGATAAAGGTAAATTATTTGAGCCTACATTTTACGACGTGAAGGGTGGTGGAGAGTTCTATGACATGAGTCCGCACGGTTTACTTGTACATAGAGATTATGATAAAGGCACTGTAAAAATTAAAGTTTTAAAAGTAAAGTTTGGTAATCTTGGAGAGAATCAAGCACAAGTGTTTTATGGATGGAATGTTAACAACGGAAGGTACACCACAATTAAAGATGGTAATCCTGTATGGGATAATACAAATTGGCTTGTCAATAATAAAAATCCATTCGAAATATCTAAAACACTAGATATTGAGTTTGAAAAAATAAACATGTAATTCACAATCATTGGACAGCCTTATCAGAAATAGCGCAGAAGTACGACGCACAATAGATTTTACGATGGTACAAAACGGCGCCATGCATCCATCCGACATAGATGCTGTCTTAGAGTTTGATAATCAGATACTTATACTTATCGAAGTAAAAAAACGAGGCATAAAAATACCCCTTGGACAGCGATTATTGCTTGAAAGAATATGCGACAGCTGGCGTACACATATGTCGGTTGTCTTAAAAGTAGAATACTTTGATGTGTATGATATTGTAGAAGATATACCTTTAGAACAATGTTTTGTTACTCGATTTTATTACAATAAAAAATGGCATAACTTTGAAAAAAAAGCAAGTCTTGTCTGGTTTGTAAATCATTTAGGTAAAAAATGGGGTAATGAAAAGTGTAGATTTTAATATTCATGAAGTAATGAAAGTGTGTTTCGACAATGATATAAAGATATATCCAGTCATATATGACAAAAATCATTTACAACTGGAAATAAATTACAAGGGTAAGATAAAGAGAGGTCAAGAGTTGTACAATCAAAAAACAGACCAGAAAAAATTGCAAGAAAAAATAGGCGACTTATATTATCACATTAGTGAAAAATTAACAAAATGTTGAGAATTTCAAAATTTTTTTCTAAATTAGAGCAATTCATTTACAAAAATGTCAGAACTAACCACAATGCTAACTAATTTCAACAAAGCATTTAACGTGCCTGTTAACAAGAAACCAAGTTTGCTAAAAAAAAATGAATTTAATTTAAGATATAATCTGCTTTTAGAAGAAATAAATGAATATAAGGATGCGTGTGATGAAGAAAATTTAGTAAAAGTAAGTGATGCAATTATCGACATAGCATACGTTTTGTATGGCGCTGTCGTTTCGCATGGGTTAGAAAAAGTATTTTACGATATGTTTGAAGAAGTACATAAATCAAACATGAGTAAATTAGAAAATGGAAAGGTTTTAAAAAGGTCAGACGGTAAGGTTATGAAAGGTTCTGAGTATTTTAAACCAAACTTAAAACAATTTTTAGATGAATGATAAATTATTAAAAGGAATCATGTTCCTACACAAAGTGTAAAATGGCAGCAACATCAAGAGAGCAATATCTAGTCAATGTATTTAACAAAATGCATACTAAACTAGACTCTGCTTTCGAAGATGTTTTTGATGGGGAATTCGATGAGTGTAAGAACACTATAAATTCTTTAATATACGATTTAAAGGATTTGAAAAAAACGATGGAACCATGAATAAAAGAGTTCGCTTAACTCATGATGAGGCAAAAGCATTAGGAGTGCCTCTTAAAAGATTGGAAGTAGGGAGAAGCACATTTAGAGCCTACATTTCACAAGACCAAATCAAACAACTAAACGAAATTAAACATAGCGGCGTGGTAGCTTACTGCGAGGCTAGAGGTATAGATTTTAATAGTGTAACAGAATATTGGGATAAAACCAAAGAATATTCTGTGCGTGTTAGGCCAGAGATAATGTCTTACAATGAAATAAGTCAAGACATTATTAAAGAAATGGATGAGCACTCGCCAAGGTATAAAACTATTAAAAGGAAAAAAATAAATAGCCCTCACTTATTAGTAGTTGACCCTGCTGATATACACTTGGGTAAGTTGTCTTCAGCTTTTGAAACAGGTGAAGATTACAACCAAGAAATAGCGGTGAATCGAGTAAGAGAAGGTGTTAAAGGTATTTTAGATAAATCTAAAGGATTTAATTTTGATATGATAGTTTTGATTATAGGTAACGATATATTACATATAGATACACCAAAAAGAACGACAACATCAGGCACACCGCAAGATACTGACGGTATGTGGTATGAAAACTTTTTGAAAGCTAAATCACTGTATGTAGAAATCATAGAAACATTGTGCTCTATCGCAGATGTACATGTAATGTATAACCCTTCAAATCACGACTATACGCATGGTTTCTTTCTCGCTGACGTGATTCAGTCATGGTTCAGGCATGCGAAAAACGTAACATTTGATTGCTCTATTACGCACAGAAAGTACTACAAGTATGGAGCTAATTTAATCGGCACAACACATGGTGATGGCGCGCGTGTCGCAAATTTACCACTGCTTATGGCTGTTGAATCCAAGGATAATTGGTCGAGCTGTAAGCATAGATACATATACACACACCACGTACATCATAAAAACGCAAAAGATTATACAGGTGTAACTGTAGAAAGTTTAAGAAGTCCAAGTGCTGCAGACTCTTGGCATCATAGGAATGGATATCAACATAACCCAAAGGCAATAGAGGGGTTCATACATCATCCAGACCATGGTCAAATTGCAAGATTAACACATATATTCTAATGGAAGAAAAATGGGAACAAGTATCGTTTAGTTTAAGGCATCCTCTTGAGGCGATGGTTTTTGGTTATGAATTTTGGGAGCCAGATGAAAATGTAGAGCATTTTACATTCTCCTTACATTTTTGGTTTGTTACATTAAGATACGAATGGGGGTTCGGAGAATCTCCTTTTTAAAATTTTTTTGTATATTTGTAGTAGTTTTTGAAAGTTTGGAGTTTTTTTAATTGTTCTCTAAGCTTTGTTTTCATAATGATAGAAACCCCCACATATGCTGGGGGTTTTTTTATTAAATTAGATGTATGAAGTTTGCAGAGAAGTTTTATTGTAATAGAGAGCCAAGTGATGAAGAAGTGATAGTCATAAAAAACTTATTAAATAAAATAGATTTAAAAGAATTTTTAGAAGACAACTTTGTGTATGTGCTAATGCATGAAGACGGAAACTTTGAGGTGCTTTCATTTGAAAATGATTATGTGTATATTGCATCAGCTGAGCTACAAGTAAACAATAAAATGGCTATCGAATACTTAATTGAACAAGTAGAGATAGAGCAAATGGTTAATAAAATGTTATACGATAACCGTATTGGTTCTTTTAAAAAGTTCAGGCCAGTAGAAAAAGAAAAAATAACCAGAAAAGGAATTAAAAAAATTTATAGCAACTTCAATGTGTATTCGCCCACAATAATAGAGGCTACAAGAACACTTACAAGTATATCTTTTTTTGATTATCTATATTTAGAAGATGTATCGCAGAAAAAAAAGACAAATAACTAGGTATAAAAAAACCAAGATTGACGGCATACAATTTCAATCGAAGCTTGAATCACATATGTATTTGTTGTTGAAGGCGCACAAAATAAAAGCTGGCTACGAATCACGCAAATTCACAATCATCGACGGATTTGAGCTCCCATTCAGCTCTTATGAAAAAACACCTAAGAAAAAATTTCTACACGATAAGGGCAATAAAAAGATTTTACCCATAACATACACACCAGATTTTGTGGATGTACAAGACCCACCAAGATTTATAATAGAATGTAAAGGAAACCCAAACGAAAGGTTTCCAATGGTTTGGAAGCTATTTAAACGCTATTTAACGATAAATAACATGAATCCTATACTATTTGTACCAAGGAATCAAAAAGACTGTTTAGAAGTTGTTAAAATAATAAAAGACTTACTCAGGTAGACTTGGACCAGTTCCTCCAGGAATATAATTAACATTATTTTTGTAATCCCCTGAAATAAAATCTTTAATCAAGAAATATGCGCCTTTGGCCCCCTTGTGCTCACTGGTTGGAACTCCTGGTACAGGTACGTTATCAGGGTATCCACCTGGAGTCATATATTTCTCTATACTTCTTTCAAGTCTGTTTAAGAAATCATTTATTTCAGCGGCAGGACCTGGTAATACTCCTGCTGTTTCAAGCATTCTAGCTATATATAAATACCCAACAGCCTTTCTGTATTGTTCATCAATAACATCTATACCAGTTCCGTGATACTGTTTCGTAGGAACACCTCCAAATTCTTTTCTGATTACGTTTTCTTCATAAAGCTCTTTCGCTC